CCACCGCCCCCCCGATGATTGCTCCAGCCGTACCTAATACCAGCGAGGCCATCTATTGGATTCCTTTGTAACGGTAAACACGCAATACTAGTATCTCTATTTGTTTGCTCAACCGATTCTCCGCCACGGAGTGCAGCATTCGGCTATGGATAATGTAAGTGGGGTCAAGTCGTGAAACGATAGCGAAATGAGTAGGTTCAGATATTTCGCGGGCGCGCATGACTAGTATATCTGCTAGTTCATACGGGGCACCCTCAGGAGCACGGATTAGATATTTGTCGCAACCAGTGAGGAGTAGTTTCGGGTCCGGCGTGCGCCCATACCCTGTGAATGCAGGATCTCTGTCCCATGTATCCCCACCCGTCATGCCCAATGTACGGGGGATCCCACCAACCAGACCAACGCAGTCTGTAGCGACACCTTTCAGGGACGTTTGGTGCTGCCACTTGGTTCCGATCCAAGTACGGGCTTCTGCCACGATACCTTCCCGCGTAATCATTGATCCCGTCCGACCTGGACCATTTTGTCGTTCCCAGCCAATAGGGGTTCCCCTTGGAAATTGATCACGTTGCTGAATTTATCACGACACGTTTCTCGTTTCTTGTCACACCCTACGACGATGCTAAACGTGTCACCGACCATGACAGTGTACGGGAAAGGGAGCTGTAACGCTAACGCTCCGCCAGAAGTAGACGACTTAATCTCACGTGCGATACTATCGTTAGCACCACTGGTGAAAGTAATCACGCCATGTTGAAAGTATTGGGCTGCCTGACCAAGCCCGCTATCGGTGAGAGTCATGCTGTCAGACGAAATTGAAGTGATAGTCCCACTGAAGCTGAACGCCGGTGACCCGCCACCTAAGTCTACCTGACACTTGGCGTCACCGAGGTCGTTACGACAGCCGGGGGATGTGAGGACTCCTATGCTGGTAGAGAGAGCCTGCATTAGACCGAGTGTTTCTACAACAAAGGTTTCTCGTTCACAACTAACTTCCCCTAGTCGGCCTTTCCGCAGCTTACGTTCGCCTTTCGACAGGTCGGCGTAATCCACTTCAAACAAACGAAAAGCTGCATAGTCCCATAACCCTGCCCGCAAGTCGTCTTCAGTTATGGCGTCACTAGTAATCATGCCCCTCATTTCAGAGCTGTCTACGTTCATGCTATTACCTGTAGCTAGGTTAGTTGACGAAACCCCACGGGCAGTCTGGTAGGTAACGCCGCTGACTACTAAGTCCCTATCTAAAGTAGTAAATCCAAATACTTCACCATCCGCACGTGTGATTTTTAAGCACTTAGCGAAAGTGCCTGCCTCTGCGTCGTAAGACGCCTGGAGGCCAACGCTGATCGTCTGCATTAAATGCGAACCTCAATGATGGGGATAGAATCCCAGTCGAATAGAAGGGAGCCGTCAGACTTTGGCGTCACCACCCGCCTAGTCATCTGGTCCGCACCAAAGCGGCACGGTACATCAAATTCTCCAGTCCAAGCAGTCGGAGTACCACTGCTCATAGTGACTACGCCCGTAGCGTAGTTAATAGAAGCTACGGTGCCCCCACTGACTGCAACTGGATCGATAGGCTTGGATATAGGACGACGGCGCTCTGAGGCACCTACCACATACACCTTAACTAGCTGAAAATGAGTTGCATCTATCATATCGAATTCACCGTCTCCAGCTTCTACAGTATGATCAAACCAGTCTTTGACCCGAAAACCGTTAGCCATCCCTGCCGCTACATGCCAGAAATCCAAAAGTAGGTTAGCTTCGGGCGCGAGGCTGGCAGCATGACTCGCGTCGTATTGATGACGTGGGTACGACCATACTTGATTACGGTGTTCTCTACCAGACTCTACTACCACAATATCAGTCTGGTATCCGGGACCGCCGGTCCACCCCGCAGCCGCGGATACGCACTCTGGAAATCTTGGTGTTTCAAGAAACGCCATCAACGCCTCCTAGTTACAGACTGTACCGCGCCCGCAGCCATGTTCGCAGCTTGACGTGCGGAACGAGTATCGGCACCCGGCATCACTGTCTGGTTGATAGTGATTAAAGTAGGGTTGTTACCACCGCCCTTCATAGCGTGGTTTGGGGTAACTTGGGAACCCCTAGGCATGTTAACTATTTCTGGCCCACGCTCGCCTACCATCATAGGTCCGCCAGCAGCGAAGCTAGTGCCGTTAGCCGCATGACCAAACTGTGGCCCGACTGCAAAACCACCCCCGCCTCCGGGAACACCAAAGAAACCACTAACCAACGAAGATAGAATCTTACCGAAGTCAAACCCACCGCCACCACTACCAGTCCCACTGCCGGTACCAAACAGTTTTGCGAAGAACGCACCTGCCTCGCCGCCTGCGCCTTTCGGGCTGAATAGCGCCTCAGCGAGATTCTGAGCCGCTATGCGACTGATAGCAGCAGATATAGACTTAGCCATGTCCAGGAACGCTTCTTTGGCACTCTTGGCACCAGTCACAACATCCTGCAAACCATTTGCAAGTTCGTTAGCGAAAATGTCGTTAAATTGCTTACCCAATTGTTCAGTTGATGCCTGAAGTTTCTCGAACGCTACTCGTAGTTGTTCTGCCTTCAATAGATCGGCAGGATCGCGCGATCTAGCAGCGATCTCAGCGTAGGCATCAGCGATAGCCTTCAGTTGAACAAGACGAGCTTTGTTTATCTCTACGGATTGGTAGCTGGCTTCCAGTTGGGTCGTCGCCCCTAGGCTCTGGGCGATAGCTAGTCGTTCCTGTGCGATGTCTAGGTTACCTACGATTAGAGCGTACTCTTTGCTCCGGTCATTGAGCTCAGCCTGTACTACGGATTGTTCTCGCAAAACACGGACTTGTTCGGCGGCGGTGGTACTCCCTGAAGCGCTTATCTGGTTTCTCAGAATCTTAGTCTGCGCGTCGAAACGAATACCAGCAGCTTTCGCCGTGTTGCCGGCCAGCTCCAGCATTTGGATGTTAAGTTCTTCCAACTTGGCAGCGTATTCCTCGGCTTGACGTGTTCGCTGACGACCTAGGGCTTCCTCGGCTATGGCTGCATCGCGTGAAATATTTTCCTGTTTGGCTCGTATATCCTCAATCTTGTTTTGAGCCTCTTGACGGTCAGCGGCCTTGGTCAACTTCTTCTGGAAGACTATGGTAGCCGCGATCTCTGAGTCGTAGGCTTGTATGGCGTTACGAAGGTTAGCTGCCCGTAACGAGGACAGGTTGTTGTAGTAGTCTGTTACCGATAAATTCCCATCAGCGTATGTGTCTTGCAGGTACGCTTCGCGCGCGTTCAGCAAGTCTTTCTCACGGGCTATAGCTGCTTCGATAGCCTTCAGTTGGCCTTCGAAAATTTTCTGGGTGCTATCACTGCCAGCGGGTGCTTTCTTGGCGTACTTAGCCCGAATACGTTTTTCTATTTCAGCAGAGAATTCTGGGCCGAGTTCCTCACGCGCTTTCTTAAGTTCTGCGCTAAGTTTCTCAGCATCGGTCGCGAGTTTCCCAAGGTAGTCCGCTGCTTTTAAGCGCTGCCCGCGTTCTTGGACTCTTTTTTCTTCGGACGCTACGTTGTTGAGTGCCTCTATCAACTCTTTATACTGTGCTATCTTATCGAATGACAAAATTTTGTCGGAAGTGTTACCACTAGCTCCTAGCACCTTTATCTGGGCCAACAAAGATGCGGCTCGTTCTGCGCCTTCACCCCCCGCTTTCGCGATAGCTACGTTACCTGCATCAGCCAGCAAGTTACGTTCTCTTAGCTTACCAATCTGTTTGTTTAAACTCAGAACGATATCTGCGGTGCTTCGTTCTACGCTGGCAGCGGCACTAGCAGCAGCTCCAGCAGACTTGCTGGAAAAATACTGCCAAGCGGTTATAGCGCCCCCAATAGCTATTGTCACGGCACCGATTGGCCCCCCCAATAACGCCATAGCACCAGCCGATGCGCGGGCAGTAACCCCTGCGCCCGCTTGTGCCGCAGCTAGAGCAGCGTTAGAAGCAGCGAGCTTAGCAGCTACACCAGCTCCGGCGGTCCCCAACACCGCGAGATCAGTGAGAGCGGCTGACGCTGCCGCCCTAGAAGCCACGGTTTTAACCGCTATAGCTTGAGCAGCTTGCAGTTCCACAGTAGCCTGCACCCTAGCCGCTACGATCACAGCTTCAGTAGCGGTCAAGCGTGCTACCTCGGCTTGGGTAGCTGCGATAACAGCACTACGCTTAGCGACCAGAGCCGTGGACGACTTTATAGTAGCTGCCGCGGAGGCTTCTGCGGCAGCAATTCCTGAGATGAATATGTTAGCTAGTTTTGCTCCGCCGATGCCTAGGGTCACCGCTACTAGTTTGTCCAGGTTATCCGCGACAAACAAGATACTTTTAGCGAGTAGTGTCGTCTGACCTACAGTCTGGAGCTCGGTACCTATGAACTGTTGAAGAGCATTCTGAGCTACCTGCAACGCTTGTCCAACCGTTACTGGTATCTTCTTAAACTCTTCATCGATAGCCCCCGCACCTTTAAGGAATCCACGAGTAAATACATCAGTAGTTATCTGCCCGTCCAGTGACATCTGACGTAGTTCACCAGTAGTCTTACCCAGACCTTGTGCCAAAGCTCGCAAGATACGGTTACCCTGCTCGTTGAGGGTGTTGAACTCCTGACCACGTACTATGCCTGACGCCAGAGCTTGTGATAATTGTTGGATAGCACCTTTAGCTGAAGAACCGCTGCTGCCCGACAAAATCAAAGCCTTGTTAACACCGGTCGTGATAGCTAACAGGTCTTTCTGGCTTGTTCCTACGTCCTGAGTAGCATTCGCAAGTTGGTAGTACAGATCGGCGGTAGCACCTAGAGATTGGCGAGACTCTTGTGCGATCTTAAATACCTGCCGCTGTATGTTGAGGAGATCTGTCTGAGACGAAGCGAAAATCTGCAATCGTGCGTTAACTGTTTGGTACTCATCAGACAAACGCACGAGTTCTTGGATACCTAGTGCTCCGATTACCCCTGCAAAAGCCTGTTTCAAGTAACTTAACGACGAACCCAACTGATCGGTAGACCTAGAAGCAGACCGCATAGTCCTTTCAGTTTCGCCAGCAAAACGCTGTGCGGCTTTCTCTGCTTTGACTAACCCAGAAGTGTAGTCACCAGCGTCTAAGCCGAGGCGTACTACCAGCGAACCAAGTGAACTAGCCACTTTTCTTCCCCTTCTGACCGAGTCTAACTACACGCACCCCGCCCGCCACGGCATTTATAGCCGCCACACCTGTTTCTGCGGTGTCACTAGTTTTCTGTTCGTGTTTCTCATCGAACAAGAAGTCCCGAAAAACATATTTACCCCCGTTCGCACTAGCGACATGCAGAGTGAGTTGTGCGATATAGTACTCAAACCGCCGGTGAGGTAGCATCCGTTTATTGCGGTAGGTGTACCAGTCGCCCAACTCCTCCACTGTCATCAACTCTTCTAATTCAGCCACTGTACGGAACCCAAGTGCCAGCGTCAGCTCATGCTTGAAGAGCTGACGCTCAGTTAGTTTCCCGATTCAGTGGCCTCTACTTTGCGAGAATTGCCGTCGCTAGCTTCTACGATCGCGTGGAAAACATCTTCAGGCTGTTTCGACAATAGCGGACCCAAAAGTTTTTCCTCGCTGGCGGTGAACCGCGTACCGTCTTCATTACAGAGCAAACGCACGATGGAAGGACCAAATACACCGATTTCGTTTTTCTCATCGCTGCTAGCCCCAGAAATAGAGGCCATTGCTTCGAACTCCTTGACCGTGCGTTTACGGACGTACAACACCCCCAACCCAGGAACATCTACCTGGACGGGGGTGGAGGCGGCGACTGCATTCGATTCCAAGCGGGCTACGAGATCTTCGATTTTCATAGGTTTTCCTCAGGTTTTCCGGTTTGACTTTACAGCACGAACAGCGGGCCAGTGAGTTTAATCGTCGCTGAACCCGTCCAGAGGCCATTAACTTGGCCCTGCATGGATTGGGACTGCACGGTGCCGAGCATGATGACCGTGCCGCCGCCAGAAGGGAAAACCAATTTGAATGCAGTTCGATCACCAGATACCTTCGCGGCCCGTAAGGCCGCTTGAACTGCGCTGTTGGGCGCGACGTTGTAGTCAAGTTGTAGAGTACCGGAATCTGATAGACCTTGTTCGAATTCCTTGGCCGTAGAGCAGATCGTAGTGGCTTCGATTTCATCAGCCCCGCCGTCTTGTTGGTTTGCGCCAGTCAGCTCACAAAAGTCGGAAAAACTTACTTCTTCTATAATGCCGCCACTCGTATACGCGGTCTGACCAGTGGTGTCTTCGCCAGCGAGCTCGATACTGACACCCACCACCGGATTGTCTACAACGTACAGGTTCCCGTTGACTGACGTCATACCTAGGACCGTACTGATTTTGACAACGTCACCCTCTACCAAACCGGAACCAGAGGTAGAAACAACCGGGGGCTTAGCTCTGCTGATACCCGTGATAACTTGGCTAGGGCTCGAACCTTGCAGTCCCGTCTGAACACCGAACGTAGAACCGTTGAATTTGTAACGCAATCCCTGAGACATGGCTGTTTCCTTTCGTTTGTTTGCGGGGGCTTACTCGAGTGGTCACGGACTTCCGGGAGTAGACGAAGCGTAGAATGTGTAGCGAAGGATACCTCTGTGAGTACCTGTTTCTTCATCCTTTGTCTGAAA